ACTTCCGCAGGGTTAGCGTGCGAGGAAATAACCACTAGGTCCACACCGTATTGCTGCATCGTTTCGGTGTGCCCCATGCGCAGCGCCTGGTGGGTTGATGTTCGCACCGCCATTTCCGCGTACGTATCCAGCCCCCACTTGCGACCAGCGCGGTCTACAAAGAACCCTAGCCCCTCGCGAGTCATGCGGGTAAACGAACGTTGTGCGGCTTCTTTCACCGTCATGGAACCGGTTACGGTCATGCCGGTTACTTCGGCGTTGATAGCTCGCCAAATGTCATCGGTGCGCCTAAGTATGCCACGGTGGATTTGCGAGAACTTGCCTACTTGTTCCGCTGCCAAAGCGTAGACGGCAGCATCGTTAATCACGGTCGCGGCGGGGGTTAAACCTGGGATTGGTGCGAGTTCTTTCTCTGCTTCAATCTGCCCGCGTAAAAAGGCTTGTGCGGTCACATCTTCCCACAGTTGGGGCGATAGGCGTTGCAGCTCCGCGCTGATGCCTTGGATGCGCCCGCGTTGTTGCCTGATTGCTAACAGTTGCGCTTCGGCCCATGTGGGGGCTTCACCAGCGGCGATGATAGCGTCGCGTATGACTTCGATTAGGTACAGCTCAGCGCGGGCATACACAGCGATGATGTTGTCGCCGATGCCCTGTGCTGCCTGTGGGTCGAAAGCCATAACGCGCCTTATTCTTCGTCTAGTGGTGCATCAAAGTTTAGCCCAGCGTAAGGATCTACGGTACCGGCTTGTTCCGCCTTGATGCGGTCTACCTCTTCGTCCTTTTCTTCTTCCGACCATTCGACGTGTAGCATGTCGATTTTTTGCTCGGTCGAAATAGCCCGTGCGGAGTCCAACGCTTGTACGGTTTGTGCCTTTTCCAAAAGGGTTTCCTGCACCGGTGGTGCCATGGTGACTTTAACCGGTTCGGTGGGTGCGGTGTGGCCGTTTAGCCACGCATCGACTTCTAGGGCGCTGGTGGCAAGGCTAGATAGGGCTGCGCGTACATAGCGGCTCTTGTGTTTCCATGTTTGCATGGATGCGCGGTATTCGCTGTTAATCTCGGTAGCGGTCTTTTGCGAACCATCATTAGTGATGCCGAATGTGGCCGGCGAGAAATTAGCGCGGCGCAAGATTTCTAGCACGGTTGAATCGGCGAGCTGTAGATACTTATCGAACCGCAATGATGGTTGGAAGAACTGCGCGCCGGTAGCTTCACCCGGTGGCTGGTTCATACCATCATAGAACTCGCGGTCAACATCGAACGATTGGCCTTGCCCAAGTTTGTGCTGGGTTAGCCACGATTCGGGAACAACAGCGCGGCCTTTGCCGAGCTTCATTTCTTTTCGGATGTCTGACCATATTTCGTCGAGTAGGTCGAACAGTCCATAAAGATCCGGTGACAAGTCTGGCCTGCCGATGTTGCGCAGTTGCCCATCCTTACGCAAACCAACCACCGGACGAACGTTAGGCGCGTAAGCCGCAGCAATACCGGTGGTGTGCGAATCAATACCACTGTAGGCATCTACGATGTTTGCCAGCCCCTCGGTGGTGGGGTGCGATGTTAGCGGCTGTAAACGTCCTACGTTGGTAGCGTCGCCCTCGTATAGGCCATACTCGATACGCCCCGCAGTGTAGCGGCTAAACAGTCGCCAGATGTGTTTTTCGTCCAAGGCTTCTAGCTCTTCATGGAACGTAACAGCGGTAAGCCGTCCGTAGCTAAATTCTGGAAACGCGCTATCTGCATCGACAAATTCAATCCACGGGTGCGGCGATACGTTGGAGTCCCACATCACGCGACCGAAAGCGCCACCAAGCGCACTTAGCGACTCGCCCATCACTAACAAATCAGCAGGGAACGAATCGTTATTAAACAGCGCATCGAGTCGAGCGTCTTGCGCTTCGTCACCGGTTGCGAACGTCGGCGGTGTCTCAAACAGTAGGCTCGCGCTAGTTGCTGCTATATCCGCAGCCAACGGCAAATGCACCTTACGGTGATTCTTACCCGCAGGGGTAGGAGTACCCCAAAAGAACCTAGAAGCGGCACCAACAACCCCACCCGCATACTGCGAGGGGCGCACATGCTGCCCACCAGCGTAAGCACTATCGAGTTGCTTAGGGTCACCCTCCCACCACACTGCGGCATCACCGATCATCTTAGTGACCGGTGCCCAGCGCTTCGGCGGCCATGCCGTACCCGGCTTAGGTAGTGTCATGCTGCAATTGCTCCAATGTCTTGAATATACTGTGACCACGTGTGATGGGTAGAAAACACCGCGTAGCGTAAAGCATCCGAATAGTGGTCATCCTCTTTCACAGGCTTGTCCACACCACGGGCTGCGGCTTTTTCATCCCACCGGTAGGCAGGTAGCTCACGAATAAGGTTTTCACAGGTAGACGCTACAAACAGTTGCCCGTTGTCTAACAGTGAAGCGATAGTACTAATACCATCCAGCACATCGTTCTTCGCCTTAGTGACGTTGGGGAAGCCGTCGGTGTATAGCTGCAAGATGAAAGCGGCAGCAGCCGGGTCTACAAACAACCATTCGGGTGACCATCCGCGCTGTTCCCACTCTTCGAGCTTGGCTTGTAGCTCACGCGAAAGCACGGCGTTAGTCTTACGCCCTGGCGACCATTCATCCAGCACATACAGGCGGTTATCGGAACCGATACCGAGTAGCACACCGGCAGTGGCGTTGGTGGTTCCGTAGTCCATGCCTACGCCAAGTACACGCTGCATATCGGGCAGATTTTCGGCAGGTATCACGTGCTGTTCATCGTCGAACATTTCATAAATAGCGCCCTCCGCGCTAACCCACTCACCTAGAATGAAACGCCTATAGAACACCCCAACAAAGGAACGTTTCATCTGCTCAATATAAGACTCTGGAAGAAACGTATTATCGTCAATCAAAAAGTGTTCAACATGCGTATCTGTCTCAGGGCGCAACATCCACTCAGTGCGCAAATAGTGAGCTTGCGGCCCCGGGTTGCAGGTGCCAACAAACCGCGCCCCCTCAACACGCAAACGAGTAACCAACATATCCCAAAAGGATTTAGGCCACAGCACTACTTCGTCTCCCCAAGCGCGAGCGATAGTAGCACCCTGGATCTTGCCCGCTGATGCCTCGTCGTTCGCACCAACGATATGCACTTCTTTACCAAACATCGTGGCAGTAGGTGAGTTCTGTCGATAGTTAATATCGTCACGGAATGCCGCAAACTGTTCCTCAGTCTGCAACGGGCGGAACACGTTACGGTACACCGTATTACTGTTTTTGCCGATGATGAACAGTTCACCCACATCATCATGCGTAGCGACACCATAAAGGATGTCCCATAGCCACGCCCAGGTTTTGCCTGCGGACACGCTGCCTGTCCATAGGTTGATGAAGTGGGTAGAGCGGGCTAGGGCGAGTTCTTGCCGGGACGTAAACCCGTTACTTATCTGTTTCATCATCTGGTGAACTATCGGGGTTACGTAGCATTCCAAAGAACTGCTTCAACACCTCAACAGCCTGCGAGTTTTCACCCTCCATGTCCAAGTTGTACAGATTAAACAACTTCGCCTGATGGTCTAACAGCTTCACCATCGCGCTAACTGCTTTATCGTTACCACTGACAGCCTTAATGAACTGGTTGGTCATCATGGCTTCGATCTTGTCATTCTGGATAGCGACAAGCTCACGTGCGGTACGCTGCGGAAAATCAACCTTAATACGCTCTAAATCGCGGCGCACCGTGTCAATAGAAATATTGAGCTTGTTACCTATTTGTTCGTAGGTTAATCCCGCGAGCCTAAGACTGCGCACTTTCAAAGCGCGTTCAGTGATGGTGATGTCTCGCTTGTCCTCAAACTTGTTTCCCACTGTTAACCTCCTGGGTTGTGCGGGCAGGGGTGGTTCAACTTAGGAGGGTAGAACCTAGACTGTGTTGTCCAACGTTGCAGGTGTATGAGGTGGGGTTTTGGGGTGGGCTTTACACGTTAGAAACAATCACACCTTGCGCTAGTAGTTGCTTTTTTACCCGTGCTCGTTCTTCCGCATCGGTACATTCGACCAAAAGGTCGTAACCATCGGTGGTGGTTTCTTCCGGCGGGGTTTCCTCTTCCAGCTCTGGGGTGTCTAGGGCTTCTAGAAGTTCATCGAGTTCGTCACGGTCGAAGCCGGTGCCGGCAAGGTCTGGTAGTTCGGTTAGTAGGTTTACTAACTCTTCGACTTCGTAGGTGGCTTCATCGGATGCTTTGTTATCCGC